CTGGGAAGACCTTTCACCAGACGACATAGACTTTTTAGAATCAGGGAAAGTAGATGCTTCTATGGGAGGCGGAGGTATCGGTCTTAACCGTGATATTTCTGTTTACGATTACTATGGTGAACAAGGAGCTCTATCAATCTTCCATCCTAACGAGATGGGTACAAGAACATTCGCAGGGGCATTTGATACCTATGGAAATGTTAGGGTACTTAAAGTATGTTGGAGATCTAGAAGAAAGATAGGCGAACTTACTTATTTTGATGAAGACGGCCAAGAACAAAAAGACTGGGTTCCTGAAGATTACAAAGTTCAAAAAGAATTAGGAGAAACTGTAAAATGGATATGGGTAAATGAGTGGATGGAAGGTACAAAAATTGCTGACCATATTTATACATTAATGCGCCCTGTACCGTATGCAAGCAAATCTCTTATAAATAAATCTAAAGGAACTCCTCCATATGTAGGATCTGTTAACTCAACCAATGATTATAAGGTACAATCATTGATGGACGTTATGAAACCTCTTGCATATTCTTACGATATAGCATACTACAAACGTGAATTAGAAATCGCTACATACAAAGGATCTTTTACAGCAATTAACTCTTCTTTAATTCCGTCAGGATGGGATCCAAAAGAATGGATGCGATATGTAACAGTAAACAAATTTGCATGGTTAGATCCAACAAATGAAATTCTTAAAGGACCTTCTCAAGGAAAGTCAGCTGGCGCATTTAATACTCTTACTGCTACTCAAGTTAATATAGGCGACCCTAACGCAATAGGTATGTACACTAACTTACTTGTTGATATTGAAAATACTTTAGGAAAACTTTCTGGAGTATCAGGAGCAAGAGAAGGACAAATAAGCAACCGACAACCAGTAGGAAGTACAGAGTTAGAAGTATCTCAAACATCCCATATTACAGAAAAATGGTTTGCAATAGACGCTAATTTTAGAAAGCGAGTTCTTACTAAATTTTTAGAATGTTGTAAATACGCTTATAAGAAAAACCCTAAAAAGGGTCAGTATTTATTAGACGATCTAGGATTACAAATGGTGTCTAAGTTTGATGAATTCGTAATGTCAGAGTATGATATCCACGTATCTAACTCTACTAATGACACTCAGTTATACAACGATCTACGAGCTCTCTCACAAGCAGCTATACAAAACGGTCAAGCTACTATTTCAGATCTTATTGCTATTACACAATCAGAATCTGTACAAGAAATTTCTAAACGTCTTGAAAAATCTGCTAGAAAAATTAAAGAAGAAAATGATGCTCTTAAACAGCAACAGTTAGAACTTCAACAACAAGAATTACAAAGCCGTTCTCAAATAGAGCAATCTAAACAAATGTTTGAAATGAAAAAACATGAAGACGAGATTGCTATTAAACGTGAGCAAATAGAAGCTAATTTACAAATTGCAGGATTACGTGAAGCATCCGCAGCTGATAGAATGGTTCTATCAGAGACAGGTAAACAAATGGATAGAGTAGATACTGATAAAAACGGTATAGACGATTTCTTAGATTTACGTCGTACAGATGTTGATGAAAATCACAAAAAAGAGCAAATTAGAATTTCTGAAGAAAAATTAGCAGAAACAACTAGATCTAATTTAGCAAAAGAAGAAATTCAAAGAGAAGCTCTTGGGTTAAAAAAACAACAAGACGCACAAAAAGCAAAAGAAACTAAATAAAGCTATAGTAGATATATTTTTAATAAATAAAATTAAAACTATCTATAAAAATAATTTTAATATTGTAAACTAATAAAGACAGCAAATGAGTACAGAAAACGACGATTTATTTGAAGGACTTCAAATAATGTCAGCTGCAGAGCTCAATACAGCAGTAGCAGCAGAAAAAGGCGAGGAACCAATTTCAAACGAAGGTGCAGGAGAAACACCAGAATTTGAAATAGTACCTGTAGCAGCGGAAAGCGGTGATGACGACAATCGTCCAGAACCAGTGATTAGAGAGACTACAGAGACAACAGAAAGCTCAGATTCAAACGAGGATAGGAGCTCTACTATTTACAAAGCTTTGATGAAAGAGCTAGTAAAAGAAGGAGTAATTACTGCAGAAGAAGCAGAATTAGAAGAACTTCCTGGATCACTAGATGCTATCAAACAACTTGTAAATAAAACAGTAGATACGCATTTTAAACATAAGGAGCAAAACTGGAAAAACAGTTTATCTCCTGAAAAGAAAAGATTTCTAGAAATAGAAGATGCTTTTGACGAAGCAGGTTACGCCATAGAGATGGCACAAAAACTTGAGTTCTTTGACAATGTTACTGAAGAAGATATCGAAGCTGATGAAAACCTAGCTAAACAAATTTATTTTGAGCAGCTAAAGGCAAAAAATTTTTCAGACAGCGAAGCAATCGAAGCTATAGAAGATGCGGTTGCAATAGGAAAACTAAAAGATAAAGCAATTAAAGCTGTTCCAGAATTGCGAAACTATGCAAATGAAGTAGTGGAGCAATCTAGAATGCAAAAGATACAACAAACAAAAGCTCAACAAGAAGCACAGACTAAAGCTTTTGAACAGTTGCTTTCTAACATAGATTCTCGAGATGCTTTTATAGATGGTTTAAATCTTAATAAAATATCTAAAGATAAATTAAAATCTAATATTATTAATCCTGTTTACAAAGATCAAAAAACAGGAAGAGAATATAACAGTTTATCTTATAAGCAAGCAAAGAATCCTGTAGAATTTGAAATGCTTATAAACTATTACGATACTTTAGGCTTATTTAATATCGATAAAGCAGGTAAGTTTAAACCAGATATTAGTAAACTAAAATCAGTAGCAAAAACTGCAGCAATTAATGAATTAGATAAAATAATATCTGCAGAAGATCAAAGAGGAGTAGGCAGAAATACATCTGTTGAATCTTCTAAGAAGACAGAAGGGATTTTAAATATGCTTGACAAAGCATTTAAAGTGAAATAAATAAATATATACCGTTTAACAAGTTAATTAAAACAAACAATGGCTCAATTACTTCCATTACAAAGGTACGAAGCTAAAGATTACAATGGTTTGGTTACTGACAACCACTTCCATTCTTTGTACCAACAAAAGCCTCAGTTGATTAGCAATGTGATTAAAGAAATCTACAAGACTAATCTTCAAGGTAAACTACGTGAATTCGTAGATCGTTTCCCTGTTAAAGAAGTAGAACAAGAAAATGGTTTCTACAACTGGTTGCTTCAAGGGCAACATGACAAAAACTTGCCGCTAGTAGACGCTGAAACAATCAACGGTCTTACTATTTCTGCAGGTACTTTCCCAGCAAACATTGGTGCTAACGGAGAGCGTTTCTACTTAATCTTTGACGAACCACTTTTTGAAGAAACTAACGTTCTTCGTGGAGAAGTTGATGACTATCATTTATTGGTTAAAAAAGCAATGGATGCTGGCTCTCGTTACAAAGTTGAAGTAGAACTTGTAACTGATAATGCAAACAAAACAGTTCCTTCTGAGGAGTTAGCTATCGGTACTCGTTGGTCTAAGTTTTACTCTTTGTCTCCTTCAACACTTTCTTACCAAGGTGCGAAGCCGTATTTCACTTCTCCTTGGAGAATGGAAAACCGTCCTTCTACACTACGTATGGAGTATGAAGTAGCAGGTAACACAATCAACAAAGGTAAAAACGAACCATTAGAGTTTGGTTTTGCTTACAAAGGACAAACAGAATCTATCTGGATTAACTACCAAGATATGGTTGCTCACCACCAGTGTGAAGAAATGTTTGCTCGTATGTTGATGTACGGTAAGAAAAACTGGACTGCAGATCATAAGTACTTGAACAAAGATGACAAGACTAAGTATGCTGTTGAATCAGGTGCTGGTTTCTTTGAGCAAGTTGCTCCATCTAACGTTCACTACTACAACTCTTACGATTTAGATTGGCATCTTGAGTTACTACTCGATATGGGAGTTGGTAAAATTGAGCGTGGAAAACGTGTTATCCACTTGCTAACAGGTGAATTCGGTGCTATCGAAATCTCTAAGCAAATTCAAGCTAAATCAGGTACAGGTAAATTTACTGTAATCTCTGATAAATTCTTGATGGGTAATTCTGATCCAGGAAACCTTGGTGGTAAAAACACTAAGTTCTTAATGGAACCACAATGGAACGTTTATGAGTGGTACAACGGTGTTGTTATCAAAGTTGAAATCCTTGATTTCTTTGATGATGATGTTTACTTCCCACAACGTCACCCAGATGGAAAAGGTATCGTAGAATCTCACCGTATCTTAGCTCTTGATTATGGTGATAACGCTGGTATCTACCGAGTTAAGCCTAAAGGAGTTCCTGATTACAACTGGGCATATATCCCTGGTATGCGTGATCCATTCTCTCCTGCAGGAAAAGGTTCACCAAAAATGGTAGCTTCTCGTGTAGACGGTTATGAAGTACATTTCCAAAAATGGGGAGGTATGATGATCGAAGATCCTACTAAAGTAGTTGATTTACGTTTGAACGTAGCTCGCTAATAAATAAACAAAATGTTCTCTCTGGGAGGTGAAAGCCCCAGAGAGGCATTTTTAAATAAGAGAATTAATTGACAGCAAAAATGAAGACAGCAGAAAAAGAAATAGTAAAACCGATTTACGGGACATTTTTACAAAACAGAATAGTTTCTGTAAAACCAGTAGAATCATCAGGGAAATGGAGTAACTTATTAGTACAAGGACAAGATCGAGCAAAAGATCCGTTCTTGTTAAACAAAGTAAAACGTAGCTACCAAGTTCCGTTGAACAGTGTAAACAACGGAGGAGGAGTTAAAGTAATACTAGATGATTATAATCGAGTATTAATTGAAAAGTATAAAGAAAGTTATCCAAACGGGATGACACAAAAAGAGTTCTTTGAAAAAGAATTAGGAGTAGATTTAAATCCTACTTTACCAAACGATGAAAACTTCTGGAGAACAGATCGTCGTGGTAGAGTAATTTTAACTAAAGAAGGTACGACTTTAAATTTAAATCAACCTTTGGATATGTTAAAATATTTGATTTTAATTTCCAATAAAATGCTAGTAGCTCCGTCTTATGATGAAAGAGTACTAAAAGCTACTTACGAGTTTATGATTGTTGACGAATCTAAAGTAACAGTCAAAAAACTTGAAGAAGCAGAGATTAAATCTCAAGCATATCTTAAATACGCAGAGATTACAAACAGCCGAACAGCAACTATTGGATTTATTAAATCACTTGGTAGAGCTATACCAGCTACTGCTCTTAAAGATGAAAATTGGTTAAAGAGCGAAGTACTATCTATTGTGGACAGTAATCCAAGTTATTTCTTGGAAATTGTTAATCACCCACAATACAATGAACGTATCTTTGTACAAGAAGCAATCGAAGCAGGAGCAATTATCCGTAAAGGAGAAAAACGATATACTCTTGACAACGGTGCGGAATTAGGAGATTTGTCAGATACAATTATGTATCTTTCTAATCCTGACAACCAAGAAGTTAAATTAAGAATTAAAGCCAAAATTGAATTGGCAAAAAAATAAAATAAACTATGACTGCAAACGAAATGGCGGACGAGTTAGAACTAAAACTAGATAGATCTAGTAGTTTTGGTTCTCCAGGATATGAAGACTTTGAATTGTCCTCTGTTCTTACAGAAGCCCAAAATTTGTATGTCAAAAAATATTACGACGAAATCAATAACCGAAAAGGTAAAGGTTTTGAAGAAATAGAAATAAGGAATCAAGGATTAGGAGCATTAGTTCAAGATGCTCCATCCTTGCCTCCATCAGCTTCTCAAGCTGGGATTATTGTAAATAATAATGTAACAGGGAAGTTCTTTGATTTACCGAGTAACCATATGTACACAATCTATGAAGAAGTTGTGACAGATAAAATAGAATGTGGCACAGAAAATACTCCAATCATTGCTTATGTAGTAGATATTGCTCATAATGAAATGCAAAGATTTAATTGGAGTAAATACAAAAAGCCATTCTATAAACCATATGGTGATTGTAGAGTATGGCGTACAGAGTTTTCTAGATTTACTTCAGGTATTAATCCAGCAAACCCTGCAACTGCAAAACGCCATGAGTTATTTACAGACGGTACTTTTAATATCCTTACTTATCATATGAGATATTTAAAAACACCTCAAAATATTGTAGTAAACAGGACAACTGTTGCAAACCAAAGAAACTCAGAGTTAGATACATCTACTCACGTAGTTATAGTTGACATAGCATTCAGTTTAATGTCTGATAGAGTTAGAGAACAAAGATTACAAAACATTGAGCAATTTAAAGAGCTCGAATAAATAAATTATTAATTATAAAAACAAAAACAAATGTTAAGAAAAGCAAACAACGTATTTAGTGTAGTACTAAGTGACGTAACCGTAGCAAGTTCTACTTTACCTGCTGTAGGTACAGTAATAACAAGCGCAAACTTACCAGCAAATGCAGTAGTTCTTACTGATGCAGGGCTTCGACGAATGGATAATGCTGCATATGTTGCATTGCCTTCTGATGGACAATTCTTTGTTATTCAAGGACGAGGAATTACTCAACCATTAATGAAATCTCCTATTTTAACTAAAGGAAAAGTTAAATTGAGTATTTCTAAATTTAAACCTGCACAACAACAAGCAACTGCAGTTGGTTTCAACGGAACAACAGGAGCTTTGCCTGTAGCAAACAACACTAATTTCTTCATCAAAATCCGTAAGCGTGATAATGATGCTGCTAACCGCTCTCAACCTTTCAGCTTGTTTGCAGGTCCTGTACGTACAGATGCTACAGGTACTCAAGCAGAACTAGCTTCTATGTTAGTTAAGAATGGATACCTTAACTTTAAGAGTGAGCCAGCTAATCAATACTTACGTTTTGAAGCTCTTTGTAATGATGCAGGTGCAGTTCCTACAGGAACAACTACTACATTTACTGCAGTAAATGGATCTCTTTCAGTAGCTATCAACGGTACTTTAACTAACGTAGCTGTAGGTGATTACATTCGTTTAGAAGGTGCAGGTCTTACTAATGCTGTTTATAAAGTAAATGCTTACACAGCAAGTGTTTCTATTGTATTAGACTCTCCATTTACAGGAGTATCTGGTACATATGCAATTGCTAACGTGCGACGTATTACTGCAGCAACTGCAGCAACTGCGGCTTTTGGTGTACGAATGACTGGTAATGTAGATCCATTTGATGTAAATCAGTGGAGAGATTACTACGCTAACCGTTTCACTGTTTCTTTCTCTGATACAAATACACCTATTACTCACCTACAAGGTGCGTTTAACGGTAACGGAGTATGGCAACAAGTTGCAATGGATGAGTACCTTTCTTATGGTTACGAAGGAGAAAACAACCAATTGGCTGTTCCTTCTATTCCAAGAGACCAAACAGTTAAAATCCCTGGTATCGGTGGAAATACTGATCTTACTTCTAAATATTCTTCTTTGAATATTGCTTGGGAAGAAAGTATTTCTGGTCTAGTATCTATGGACGGAGGTAAAGGTAATGTGATTGTATATCTTAACCTTGCAGATAATGCAGGTTCTGGTATCCTTGCTACAACTCCAGATAATAATGGTGAAACGTTTGTCCAAGCATTAGGACTTACTGCATCAGACTTTAATCAGTAATTCTCCAACCCTCAGTAGCTCGCCACAATTTGCTGTCTAAAGTGGCGGGCTACTATTTTTTTAATTATCTTTGATCAAACTCTTAAATAATGGCATTAGTTCCTAAAGTATCTTTAGCCCTAGGTAATAAATGTAACCTAGTAACTCTTACAGAAAATACAGGAATTTATCATGTTGATGATAATCCAACAGGATGGGGAGCTCCAAATATTGATACAGATGATGTAGTATATTCATGGGTTAATGTATATCCTTTTACATATACTCCAACTCAAAATGCTGCTTCTACTGGAAGCATTTTAGGAACTGTATTTACAGACACATTACATTTATCAGGAACATTTGCTGTAGGGCAATATCTTACAGGTCCAGGAGTAGTACCTGGTACAATGATTACTGCACTATTAACAGGTACAGGAACTAATAACGGAGGAACATATCAAATTAACATTTCTCAAACTGTAGGGCCTATTACGATTATAGGAACTGCTCCGTTAAATCAGTTTATTTTTAAAGATTCCTCAATTGATGTTTATGCTAGTCAACCAGGAGACCCAACACCTTTTCCTTTTACTGCTCTTGAAGATGAAACTTGGAATCAATCAGACGGCATATATCAAATAGTATATTCTGTATATGACAGTACAGAGTTGTACGAAAACGATAAAACTTACCAATTATTTATATGTAATATCTGTAATTGTAAAGATCATCTTGTAGTAGATCTAATTAATGCTTGTGATTCAATTACAGTAAAAACATTAAAAGAACAAGTAGATCAAATGGAAATATTTATCTACGGAATTCAGTCCGCATTTTCTTGTGGAGACTTTGACACTGCTACTGCTATTATAGAAGCAGCTGGAAAATATTGTGAAACAATTGTAGGTTGTAAAGGCTGCGGTTGTGGAGGTTGTTAACTACTAAATTTAAAATACAATGTGCAATTGCAAAGATTGTAAAGGAATAACACTACTATCAGGAAATGATGGAGTAGGTATCGTATCTATTACTTATAATACAGTTGTTCAAAATATTACTGTATTATATACAAATGGAGACACATATACTAGCCCAAGTATAGGACCTTTAAATGTGTTTTATGCACAAAATGTTTTAGGAGAAGGCTCTACAGGACCTTTAGATGCTCCAGTAACAATTCCTAGTACAACTTACACAGTACCTGCAGGAGGTGCGGGAAAATATAGAATATTGTACACTGCACAAGCAGCCGCGTATGATGTACCAGGAGGAACAGCAGACATTATTGTAAAACTTAAAATTAATGCTACTTACCATCCTATTTTTAGAACAACTCGTGTTTCTATTAATGAAGCTATAGAAGGAATAGCATTAAACTACCAAGTAGACCTTGTACCAGGAGATATAATAAAATTAGAAGGATCTGCTACAGAACCAGAAGTACAATGGTTAGAAATGGGAGTAATAATTATTGATAAAATAGGATAATAGTGGAATATATTTCTACAATATCAGAAAGCAATAGAGAAAATAAAGCTTGTTTTGACATTTTAGTATGGAATAAACAATGCGAATTTGCTCAATGTGTTTTTAAATATTTACAAGCGCTACAATTTGGAGCTGCTACTTGTTGCGAGCAACTAGACGAACTTAAAAACAAACGTAGAGCTTTAGAAATATTAAATTGTTACGATACAAGAGATATAGCTAATAATACAACAGACTACAACTCTTTGACATATAATCAAATTAAAAAACTTTTAAATTGCTAGTTATGAACTACGAAGTTAAATCAGGACAAGAAGCAGGCATTAATGAAATATTCTTTGATAAGAATACTAATAAACTTTCGTTTAAAGACAAATATGGTATTGTTAAAGCTTTAGAAACGGATACACCTCAAGACGATGATACAGGAATTACTTTAGTAAGTGCTACTGCATTAAATAGCCCAGAATTAAGCGGTCCTATAGGAATAAAAATTGCAAGTCATTTTGTAATACCAGCTGGTTCTATAGATTTAAATAATTGTGTATTAGATATTTTATGTGGAGGGTATAGAAAAGCAGGATCAGCTACAGTACAACTTATGATTTACGCAAATACTTCTTTAAGTTTATCAGGAGCAGCTTTATTAGCTACAATGCTAAATTTTACTGCTAATGATACTTACGGTAAAATATCTAGAAGTTTAGTATTTAGAAACGGAGAAGTTTTAGTTCACCCGACTCCAGCTAGTTTAGGATCTACTGATATTACTACTCCTTCATCAGGAGCAATTTTTCCTAATGCTTACGGAGATGTATATATTATTTTTGCTATGAATCATACAGCAGCAGATAATATAAGTAACACAACTATGCATAGAGCAATAGCATATACGCAAAAAACTTTAATATAATTTATTATGGAAAATTTAAGTATTAGTAAAAAGAAATTTACTTTTAAAGAAAGTGAATACTTATTTTCTAAATTTGAAAATAATGCTGGAGAACTAGTTGATTATTCTATTTTATCTGAAACACAAGCTTTAGTTGGAACTAATAAAGGAATTCTTTTATTTAGTTGTGAAGATACTAAAGTAAGTATGATCGTATTTGATAATATAGAAGATTGGTTAACAAAACTTTATTCTAAAAATTAAAATATATCATCATGCCACAATTACAAACCGCCATAGTTGGTCATAATAATACACAAGCACAAGTAACAGGTCAAGAAGAGTTGTTAGTTAAAGTAAACTCATTAGCACCTACTACTGGATATCAAAGAATTCCTACTTTTTTACGTCCTTCAGGTACGTCTGGAACAATAGCAGCAGGTACTTATTCTATGTCATTTGCAAGTGTAGGTACTGCTAATGCAACTGTTGGAGGCATTACTCTTAAACCAGGTGAAACTTTAAACTTTGATGCGGGAGCAATTAATAACACATTAGGAGCTGTAAGTTATAGCACAACTACTGCTGGAGCAGAATTGATTATTATCACACTTACTTAAGAATGGCTACTATAGTATCAACATCAGGATATTCTAGCTCTAATATTCTTACCAATCTTCCTATGCTTGCTGATGCATTTGGAAGATTAAGAGTATCACAACCTTTAACTCTATTTGATTCTTCTCATAGATATAGAGATAATGGATTATGGAATACATCTACTACTAGTGGAGGTGCTGCTGTGTTTAGTCCAAATGAAGGATTAGTAAATCTAGATGTAACTAGTACAACTGGGTCTGAAGTAATAAGAGAAACTACTAAAGTATTCTCTTATCAACCAGGTAAGTCTTTATTAGTGTTCAACACCTTTGTAATGGCCCCTGCTCAAGATGGTTTAATACAAAAAGTTGGGTACTATGGAACAGATAATGGTATTTACATTCAGTTAAGAAATAGTATTTTAAGTTTTGTAGAAAGAAGTTCAGTTACAGGTTTTGTTACAGAAACTGCTGTGCCTCAAGCTTCTTGGAATGCAGACACAATGGATGGTAACGGACCATCTGG